TGACTCTGGGCCTGCAGCTTCTGCTGCTGGATGTTAAACAGCGACACCTCAGTCCGGTCCCTGGACTGGGCGCGTTGCAGCGCAATGTCGTTGAGCTGCTTAGCGGTCTGCTGGATTACGGCCTTGTTCCGTGCTTTGGATACCTCAATCTGCGCCCCAGCACCCAGCAGTTTAGAGCCTGCTAGGGCGGCGGCTGCCCACCACATACCCATATTAAATTCTCCGTCTGCGTTGGTTGTAGCGCAGGATATACGAGATATCCAGCACGTTCAGTTCCATAGAACCCTCAGTAAACAGCGTTACCTCGGTTGTGTCCGCGTTAGTACGGCAGGGTACGGTAATCGTAGCCAAGTCCATACGCAGAGCCTGCCCAAGCGTTAGCTCCTTTGAGTTCATCAGGATACCAGTCAGTTCCCCACCCCAATTGACATCCCGTGGGGTGTCTAGTACCTGCACATCGAAGTGCCCAGAGTTACGTACAGCCACGTCCAGGCGCAGCAGGCGCACGTGCCCGCTTCCCACGAGCTTATCATTCTGGTCCCGCAGAATAGGCGTAGTTAGAGTGAACGTACTGCGGTAGCGTCTCCCAATTACGTAGGTGCCATCAGGTACGCCACGCACAACCCGTAGGGTGTTCTCCCCGGCAATCTCCTTGATGCCAACCTCAGTAGGCCCCATAGGGTTGCTGGGCAAGTACGTTAGGATAAGCTCTTCCTTGTAACGGTCAGCCCACCCAACTGGGCGCAGTACCCCTGGAACAGTGAATACCCCGTCCTGTACTTGAACTTGCTTCTGCAAATCCGAGTAGGCTTCGCGGTACTCCGAACCCAGCTGATAACCTTCACGCGGGTCCATAGACACAATCAAAAGCTTGTTGCTGGGACTGGGCCCTTGCATGTACAAGAACACCTCATCCTCCAACGCCTGTACGCTCAGGATTGGATACGGGAACGACCACTTATGCCACGCCGCTTGCATCTTAGCGCCGTCACTTCCGCCCCACATGAACTCGTAGACCAGCAGGCTATTGCGCTCCCCGGACATGCGCGAGAAGGCCATATTGGTGACACTGGAGTTTTGCATCTGCAACACCCTGCCAGGGATATACCGCGGTAAGTGCGCCGTGGCGTCCTGGGTAGTGTACTGCGACGAAGTGTACGGTGACGGGATTAGCTCCAGTACACCTGCGTAGCTGTCGTTGCGCTTGTTCGGGTAGATTACTGTCTGTCCCGCCATTACCGGGGTCACACGGCTATCACACTCATAGGTGCTGGTAATGCTGATACTGGCGTTAGTGGGCGTAAGCACCACAGAGCCCGGTACAACGGCCTGCATACTGTTGGCGAATAGTACCAGGTCCCGGTTGAACTGCACAGCGGTACGGTACACAGAATCCTGGGCGGACGCAGAGCTAATACTGATACGGTCCGTATCCAGCAGAGACGTCACAGTAGAGCGGTAGAAGCGCTGATACAGGCCCGAGGCTGACATATCCACGGAGCTGCCGCTAAGCAGAACCAAGCGGCCCTGGAAGGCTGCGATACCAGTAATATAGCCGTTCTCGACGAATCCCGGGTTGCTGTTGTTGTCATCGTTGCCTGCTAAGCGCCCCTCCCAATCCCGCGCAATGATGTTGTCATCTGCAGCGAGCTCTCTGGGCATGTTCGTAATCTTGGTGATGCTACCGTACGCCCCCACCTCAGACCAGGTGCGGGTACTATAATCGAACCGGTACCACGCTGTCTCAGACGAGGCCGTACCCACTCGGCACATTGCCCCATCGGCTTCTGCGGGGAGCTGTGCAGGAAGGTCCTGCTCCTGGTCTACACGGGACTGGTTGGATACCCCAGCGTAAGTATCGCCAGCGTCAGAAGATACCACGCAGTCGCTCAACCCGTAGAAGAACAGGTACGCGCCGCGTACGCTAACGTTCCCAGAGGGCAACCCGTTCGCTACAAGAGAGTCCCGCAGTTGCTGGGCGACGTAAGCACCAGATACCTCCTCAGCGTTGCCACTGGTGCTACCAGCAGCCGGTGCAGTGTAGTCCCCAGTGTAGTCTACCCCCGCAGAAGTAACTGTGACGTTCCAGCGTTTCTGAAATGCTGCAGATTTAACGTAGAAGAACCCAGTGGTGCTGGGGTCGATACGCCCAGTGTTGTCCACGGTTGTGTTCGGAGCCACCTCCGTGTTCAGGATATAAGTCAGGCCGGCAATGCTTGCGGTCTGCAAAGAGGTCTGGCCTACAGTGGTAACAAAGTATGAGTCGTTTCCAGAATTAAGGACGGTCTTCCCGTTCTTAGCCAGTAGCCACCAGTTACCGTTGCTGGTGTTAATCAGCAGGTGCCTACCGTTGGTCCCACGTTCAACGTACTCGGTGAACAGGGAATCAAGCCCCGGATTATCAACCGTGCTCTCCCAGACAATCTCACCCCGGGGTCTGCGGCGGATACCAGAAACCGGGTCGCTGAGCATATTCAGCTGCGCCCCCAGTTGCCCGGGTTGGCGCTCTCTTGGAACCTGCTGGGAGACGCCCTGCAGCAAGCTCTGAATTGTGCCCTCTAACGCCCGTATAGGTGTTTGTGCCATAACCTCTCCTTAAACCATAAAACGAGCGTGGCGGATTCTGCGTGCAAAGTGTGTCTTGCTGGTGCTGAACTTCTGGTTGCGCAGATGCTCACGCAGCACCATGCTCTTGTAACGCTCAGCTTCCTGTGCGTAATTAGCGTAGTTGCTGTCACCACCCAGGTCGTTGAGATATACCTGCGCAGTGGTGTAGTTAGCCACCCACATAGCCGCGTGCTCCGGCAGGTCCTCAAAATCCAAGTCCAGGACTATTTTGAGCTTAACGGAGCTGTCGAAATATTGGTTCTGCTCCATCAGGTCGTACAGGTTCCCATCGCGTACTCCGTATTTGGAGTCGGAACCAGCATCGTATACGGCCAACTGGTTCCACGGCACTTTAATAAAACCGTCAGTAGTAGGCGTAACTTCACGCTCCACCACGTTAAACCAGAACCCCGTGCTGAGTAACCCCCGACGGTTGCGTGCAAGTGCAGAGCGGGCTAACCCCGCACTGGGGTTGCTAGTATTGACGTCCATAACGCGAGACTCCCCCAGGGCTTCCAGCGTCATGTTAATTGCTTCAAGTTCTCTCATATTTGTTCCTCTATTAAAGACCCCTTGGACCCTTAAGACAGGGACAAAAAAAAAGCCCCTGGCACCCGAAGGCACCAGGGGCGCGTATTACTCTTCCGCAGTGTCGGCGGCTACGTCAACCGCCTTACGGGTTTTCTTGGTAGCCTTGCGGCCAGATTCGACCGAGGCCACCTGGATGTTCTTCGCGGCATCAGCGGCGGCCTTGACGGCCTCACGCTGAGCAGCATTGGCCCGGAGAGTCTCCAGACCGAACTGGGCAATTACAGCCATTTAACCTCCAATTAAGCCGTCTTGGTGACGAAGGTGAACTTGGTCACTGCAGCGGTGTCCGGACGACGCAGGCCGATGTTATACATCGCGTAGCAGTCCAGAACGTTGTTGAACTCGCGCTGGTCATCCCAGATACGCGAGGTGAACGGTTTGGCTTCTACAGTCACCAGGGTCTTGGATTTGCTGAACGTCACCATGCGGCAGTTCGCATCGTCAGCGGTAACGGTGTAAGCCGTACCCAGCGGATGGGTACCTTCAACGGTCGGGAACTCGGTGCACTCTACTACTGGCACGCCGTTCATCTTCACAACTCGGCGGTTCTTGTAACCGTCGTCGTTGGTTGCGCCGAAGTCAATGTTCAGCAGTTTCGGATGCTCCAGCAGTCGGGAGTAGGTGTCGACGTCCACCAGGGTAATCATGTCCATCAGCGGAGTCTTACGCTTGATGAGCTCGTCGATACCCGCCTTGTGCGCCAGGTTGATGTTCATGGCGTTGGCTTCCATCTCAGCCTGGGTCAGCTGCGTAGCGGAGGTGTTACCTGCGACCAGGATAGAGGCACTGACTTCGATACCGTCGTTGAACGCAGGTTTCAGGTGAGCTGGTGCAACCCAGGAACGGCCCTTGATGAGCTGAATCAGGTGCGCCTGGTCGAAGGTCTCCGCGAATTCGGAACCGTTGTTCTGGCCCATCTCAGAGAGGAAGTCCGGACCAGTCCAGTCGTCCTGGTAGTCGATTGGGTTACGGATGTACAGCACCGTATCCACTACGATAATCATCTTATCGTTACGGACCGGAGTGCTATCCAGCGCATCGCCAGAACGACGACCCTTCACCGCAGAGGTATTCAGGCGGTCGATACGGTAGGTGTTAGAGCCGCTGATAGAGCGCTGGCTAGAGAGGCCTAGGAACAGCGCCTGGTACTGGAAGCGGGTGTCCACTTCGTTCTGGTACACTTCCAGGTGAATATCGACGTCGGACGCCGCTCCCGCCCAGTGTGGTCTTGTATCCCCTGCCTTGTAAATGGTATCAGCCATATTTTAACTTCCTTTATTTAAGTATATGAATAGATGCATACTCGTGCATCTCAGATTTTGCTGCTAGATAGGCATCCCGTGCGGCTTGCTCGCAGTCGAAATACCCGAGGTGTTTGGTTTTCCCATTTAACTGAATAGCTGCACGCCACTTCCCCTCCCGCTTAGCCCAGAAGTACCCCTTCCACTTAGAGTTTTGAGCATTTCCAGATTTGTCCACTAGCCTTAGATTCTCAATGCGATTATCACATCTGTCTAGGTTGATGTGATCTACCATCAAGCCTTCGGGTATATCCCCACAGTGCATGAACCACACCAAGCGGTGAGCGTACTCGCGTACACGTCCAAGCTTACCTCTGTCCCAAGTAACTCGGCGATAGCCCCAGTTATTGACGTACGTATCCCCGTAATTCCCAGTAATCTTGCTAACCAGGCGACCATCGGACGTGTAAGTATAACGTGCTGCAAGTTCTTTCAAGAGGTTGACCTCCGTAGTTAAATGATATTAAAGACCTACGCGTTTACCGGCTTCACGGCGTGCGAGTAAATCGTGATAACGTTGACTGAACTGCTGGGATTCCAAGCTACGGTTGCCCGCTTCCTGACGGAGTTTAGTATATTCTGCGCGGAATTCCGCAGCAGATAGCGCATTGTTGCTGGCTACGCCTCGTACCACTGGGTTCTGTGTCTTGATAAGACCCATATCCCGGCAGAAGCTTGCTACCAACTCAGCAGCCTGCTTGAGCTCACCGGAGTTAGCAAGTACACGAGCTGCGTTACGCAGAGGTTCAGGGGCCTTGGAATTAAACAGCTGCGCTGCTACCTCCCAATTCTCCTTCCCACCAACAACATCGTAAGCTTCCCGTACTGCCTTGGTGGCTTGACCAACCTGGTCTTCCAGGTACGCCTTAGCCAACAGCTCTGCATAAGCAGCGTGCTCGCCGAAACGTTCCTTAATGAAGGCCGTATCGATTAGGTTAGGGTCCTGATACTCCAGGGCCTTACCAAGTGCCCGCACCATATCAGAGTCAGTTAACCCAGATACTTTCTGCAACATAGCTACGCCGGCGTCAATCGTCGGGTTGCCTGTCTTAGCCAGCTCCTGGGGCTGCTCTTTAGCGCTATCGCCACCCTTATCCAGGGCCGCTTTTAGGGCTTCGATATCCAGAGGAATCTTAGCAGGGTCAGGGGAATCTTTGCCCTGTTGCTGCTGGGTAGGGGTCTGTGCATCCTGCACGCCTTGATTGTTCGGGGCGCTAAGGGGAGCACCTAGGCCCGGAATCTTGGGGCCACCTTGGTTCTCTACCTGTGTAGTTTCTAGGTTCTGAACGTTTTCTACGTTATCCATCTATACCTCTGTTGTTAACTTGGTAATAAGCCCAGCTGCTTACCTGCTACTGTCGGGTCCGCTGCTGTCAAGCCCTGGAGTTGGTCCTGCGCTGCACCGGAGGATACATCGGCAGACGCATCTTGAACCTGTTGCTTCTGCTGCAGCTGCTCTTCGGTGTACATGAACGGCTCGCTAACGATACCGTAGGCGTCGAAGTACCAGTCTACGCACGCATCCTTGTTAAAGCGTGGAGTAATCTGCTCAAGCACCGGTATAGCCAGCTGCATGGACTGCGCCGCCTCTAACAGCTTGTCCGCTGCCGCGGCTTTAGCCAGTGCAGAGGTACCCACCGTAACGTTGATGCTCACTACGCCTTCGCTGAGGTACAGCTTAAAGCGAGGATACACCAGTGCAGTGTACAGGTACGCCAGCTTACGCAGCCAGGTGTCGCTCAGGATACTGAACCCACCACCCATAGCGGCTTCCGCCTCTTTGGCATTCTGGCGAATCTCGTAAGCCGTGACACGCTCACCTTGCCGTGAGTTACCGGTGTACATAAACGCACGAGACAGTTTCTGTTCGAGCATCTGAATGTTGCTGGCAATCCACTGAATCTTCTGGGCAGAGCCGCCCTCGTAAGCAGTGACGGGGGATTTGCTGTTCCCGTTGGAACCGCCGCCGCCCACCTGCACAGCCTCACCAGTCTCAGACGTTGCGAACTCGTCCACGTCCAGCCCAGAGCTTGCATCAATCAGCGGAATTAACCGCGCAGACTCAACCTCATAGTTGGTTAACGCTTCCGACAGTACGGATAATCTAGCGAAGTCCCCGGCGTAGTCCTCTACCAAGCCGCGCCCGTAGTGCTCACCACTAACAAGGTTCCACACCAGCACGTTGTAGGGAAGCTCCAGCTCCGGATAGGTGCTGCTTTCCCCGATACGGTGTCCGTCTGCTTCTTGGTACACCTCGTAGCTTACTACCTCTGCACCGTCCTCTGTCCGCTTAACTTTGCGACAAGCGGCAGTGTAGATATCAACGTCGCCGTATGGGTCTTTGTCACGGTAGAAGGTGTTCTGGAAACTCTCTGGCAGGTCCTGGACGCTTGCGCGCTCTCTGATAATGAGTCGCAGGACGTTCCCACTGCCATCCCTTCGAACGGTAAAGTTACGGACTGAGTAGACGATGGATTTACCTGTCCGCTCATCAATATACTCCAACGCATTACCTGTAACCAGTAGCAGCTTCACAGCTTGCAACTTCGCAGCATAACCGTCTTTCTCAAATACTTTCTGTGACGCCGTGTTCTCAACCTCGGCCAGCTTAGATTCTGCTGTAGCTGCACTGCCCAGCGAACTAATGAACTCGTCCAGGTCCGAACTCTTGGAGAACCGGAAGAAGCTAGTGCCTTGTGGGAACAGAGCGCCTACAATCTTAGTGGCTGCAGTGTTGACCAGCTGCGCGCCTGTGCTCTGATAGTCACGCTCCAGCGGTCTGCGTCTACCGTCCAGGGAATCGTCCCGGGTAAAGATAGTGCTGAGCGTCCACTGCGCGAACTTCTCAGAGGCATCCAAGACACCTGCGTCCTGGTCCTTCTTAAAGAGTTCTGCTAATGTTGCTTTTTGTTCCAAGCTACCCCCTTACAGGCCCAGAGGATTGCTCTGTCCTGCTTGTCGCCGTTTCTTCTGCTCGGACGTAATTGCATTTGCAGATGCAGAGGCAGCCCCTGCTGGGTCAATCTCAGCAACATTATCTGCGGCGCTATTAGCTTCTAAGGCAGCCTGTTGTTTCGCTGCGCTAGCCTGCTGCTCTGCCAAGCGCTGCTGCGCCTCTAATCCTGCGTTGTCAGTAAGGCCGAGCATATCCGTGGCCTTGCCTAACAGTTTACCTAAACCACCACTCATTCTGACCTCACTAAATGATAAGTTGTCTTGTACGAGTTATCCGATGTACTCCGGCTAATGGCGATACGTCCAGCGCGCATACACTTAGCTATTGCGTGCAGGCCCTGCATAATCACAGACACTGCCGCGCCGTTGTCCGGTTTCAGTACGAAGAAGTCTGTATACAGCACAGGCTCTACGTAATGACAGTCCTCTACAGCTTCTGGATAGTAGCTGACAGCGCCGACTAAGGCGCCTTGGGAGTCATAGACTCCTAGTATATACTGTTTACCCAGTATGCTGCCCAGTACTCTCCAGTAGTGTTGCTCTGGAGCCAGGCCCCGACTAATGCCGTGGCCCAGTTCGTGCAGTTGCCTCACTGCGTCTGTAATGTCGTCAGACTTATACAGAACCTTGAGAGTGTAGTCGGAAGTTTTACTAGTGTGTTTTAACTTCATTCCTACTCCGGTAACATTAAATTTTATGAAAAGAAGAAAGGAGATTCTAGCACTTGCCGGATGTCCAGGGTACCTACCTCAGGCATATCCAAATCCGTCAAGTCCGCCCCAGCTGCTGCTGCTGCGTGAGTAATATCCCCAAGCAGGTCATTATCTTCGTAGAGACGCACAAACTGTTCACGGATGTGTCGGTGCATAGCATCAACGTCGGCTGCGTGAGTAGCCAGCGAGTCGTGAATAGGTACAATATCCAACCCTTCCGCAGCGCAGAGCACCATCATCAAGTGCGTACTATCCAGGCTATGCACAAAGTTTGGGGCAATCCCGGAGGCTGCCTTACGCTTGTTGCAGGTCTTGAAATCCCGATTATGCACGCGCATGATGGTGAGGTTCATACAGTCAATGCGTACCCGCACTTCTTCACGCTGCGTGTAGCGGTTCATTACAAGCCCGCCTAGCGGCGTAGTCCACTGCAGGTGCTGGCTTGCTGGTACACGTCTAGCGAGGTTCTGCAAGTACCCCATAACTGCTGCTGCAGCTGGGTTTGCCTCCTCAATAGCGGTGCGCATACGCGGGGCCAGGTAGCACGACAGATTCCATAGACTGTTAGTGTCGGTACCCTCGTACCCCTCAGCGCAAGCACCTTCGAAGATGTAGTCGCTGCAGCTACGCACCGTGGCGCTGTAGAAGTAGGTCATCGACGGTCTTTTGGTCATGCTGCGGGTGATTTCGTTCTCTCTCCAGTACGTGCTCTGGATAACGAAATCCTCCTTGTCCAGGTCCAGTATCACCTTCTCGTCCGTACGGCGCTTCACGTCCATGTACAGGTCCGCTTTCTTATCGTTACCCTCCCAGTACAGGTTCGTCAGACGACCGCCCACAGGGTCTCTCAGGAGCGCTGAGAGGTGCTGTCCACCTGAGTTAGTAGCGTCCATAGCAACCGGAGTTCTGGAGATGTACTCTTCTGGGCACGGAGAATCCAGAGCAGCCACCAGGTCGAGCACTGCTGCCAAGAAGCACCACGGTGAATCGGCCTGCTTAAAAGCGTCCGAATCAAATGGATTCTCTGCAACTGAGCGGACAACTGCCATATTTTTATCAACCCAATCTGCGCGGTCTTCGAATAGGGTTTTGTCATAACCAAAGCAAGTGGCGACGTGCACTTTAAGCCAGAACAATCCTCTCTCTCCAAGAGGTTTACCTCTACCGAATTCCAGCAAAGCCTTCTGCAAATCAGAACCCTGCGGGTGCAGCGAGGACTTGAAGTACAACCGGTACCGCCAATCCACGCAGGTTGGGAAGTACAGAGCTTTCTCATCTTTGAATTCCTCTGCCATTTCTAACGTAGTCAGAAGGCTGCGCAGTTGAGACACACGCTTACGGTCTGCGCTATACCATAGGGACATGCGCGTCTTCCACTCCCCGAATCGGTCGAGCTCTTCCTCGGTATAGTTCTCTTTTGGTACTCCGTCTAAGTACCACTCCGGTTTAGGCTCCGGTACTGAGCGAGGCATACCCATTCCAATACCCAAGGCGCGCGCTTCTTGCACCAGTTCCAGTATGCGCTTATTAATACGGTACGGGGTTTCCTGTGCCTTATTAAGCGCCTTCTTGATGCCATCCGCGGACTTAAATGCTTCCGCTACTTCGCGGAGACGCGCGCGGTCAATGTGAGAATTATGATAGGTACCGCGATTGTCGATAGGGGTAAGGTACCCACCGTCCCACATAGTGGTGTGCTGCACCGGTGGGACCAGCATTGGTGGCTTCATGGTTACGGTATCAGCGGACTCTACCAGTTTCTGGAAGGCCTCCATAACGTCGTCAGCCGGATAGAGCATGCTCAGATTCCCGCTACCTGTCTTCCACTGGAACAGACCCGTCTCAAACACTGCAGCACACAGCAGACGCCCTACGGAGATGTTCTGGGCATTGGTCCAAGGCTCGTGCCCATAGTGCACGTTCTCGGCACTGGCACGGAGCGTACGCAGGATGTGCGAAGGAGACTTCGTACGGCGCTCAGTGAGGTACTCGTACACACGGTCCATGTACGCAGGGGCTACGTTGCGTAACTGCAGAGCCAGCAGTTCTGATTGTACGTTCCGGCCCAGTGCGGACATTACTGCCTGCGCAGTCTGGCGGCGACTAGCGGACTCGCCGGGGGCGACGCTGAATGCCTCAAACATTGTGCACAGGCTCAGGGTGGTCAGGACATCCAAGGGGACTAAGCGCAAGAACCGGCGGTACTTCCCGCCGATGCCCGGGGCTTTGACATTTCGCATCTCATCGATAGCGGCAGCAGCCACCTCATATGCCGAGGCGAGCATACGCTGCGTCATCGGCAGGTTCATAATCCCACCGTTCTGCAATGCGTCCGTAATCAGCTTACGTGCCCGCTCGATTCCGCGAATCTTATAGGCCTCTTCAAGCTCCAGCTGGCGTTTCACCAGTGCTTCCTCTGGTACTACAACCGTATTCATGGCGCTGATCATAGACGCTTAGTCTCCTTGGTTATGTCCGGTACTTCTAACTACTGATTGCGACTCACCCAGAGATTGTACATCTCCAGGTAGTCTTTAGCGGAGCTTTCGTCGCCCCGCTCTACTGCTTTCTGCCACATCATGTGGCACCACTCAGAGGGGCTTTCCATTCTTGTTCCTCATATGTTTTAATCCTATGGCAGTTGGCGCACAGTACATCGCACTTCCTAATTTCAGCAGCAATAACCTCCCAAGGTTTAGTTGCGACGCGGGAGCTTATGTCAAATAGCTTTGTACTACGGTCCCTGTGGTCTAGGCCTAATGCGCTAGGGTGCTTATTGTACCCACACACCGCGCACCCTTTCCACGTCTTATATCTATTAATTATTGCCCCGTGCTTGCGACGTCTGTTGCGCTGGCAAACTACACCAGCAGCCGAGATTCGCCGTTTAGCTGCCCCTGCCTTATCAGGGTGCAACCACAGTTCCTTGAAGGTGCCGTCGGCCCTTACTACAGTCTTCTGATAAGTCATAAAGACGTAGCCATCAGCACGTAAGTCACCGCGTCTAAACGGCAGTCCAGTCTCAGGGTTGATTCTCTTCAATTAGCCACCTCAAATACACCTGTGCTTTATGTAAGTCTTCTAAAGGGGCAATCTTTTTCTCGTAGCGCCACAAGTATTTTTGAACGTTACCTTTTAGGTACCCTTTGAATGCCTCCTGCGACATACTCGCTTTAATTGCATTAATGCACTCTACTCCGCCACTGGAGTAATGTTGTGGAGAATTTACTGCATCACTCATTTAATAGTCTCCCGTGCTTTGCGTCGTGCCCGGGCCTTGCGGGCCTTGAGCTTCTGTGCCTGCGCCAATTCTTCCGGACTGCGGTGTGTGTAATAAATTAAATCAGTCTCTGGTTTTCGGAGGTAGTCAACCATGCGCTGCATGTCATCTACAATAGCACCCTCGTCCTGCATGGACCCCGTAACCCACCGGCCTATTACAGATTCTGCCCGGCCAATTCCCCCGTTACATGAACGGTGCAGCACTCCGCGGATGTGCCCGGTGCGGTGTGAATGGTCAAGTGCAGGACCATCCCCGGAAGTACTTTTAGCTGTCAACTCTATAGGCTTGCCGCAGATTAAGCACAACCCGTCCTGCTCTTTTAGTAGCTTTAAGGTCACGGCCCTTACCTGACCCCTAGTTATACGGCGCGCTACCATACCTGAATCTCCCCAATTACATCCAGCATAGCATTGTCGTGAATGAGAGAATCCAAATGCTCAACCGTTCTTCGATGTGTTTTGGGTGCTCGTTCACGCAGCGCATCCAGAATAGTTTCAAGTTCATCGTGTTTCCCCTCGTAGTATAACTCAATCGCCCGCAGGCTCATTTCCTTCGCAGACATCTTCGCCATTGTCTGGGTGCTCCTGTATCCACTGTATGTGCTGTTTATGGTACTCGTGCAGCGACTGCACCCAGTCACGTAGACTGGGAGTAGTCAACAGTGACATCAGATACTGATAAGCAGAATCTGACGGGGAGCGCCGCAGGAACAGGCATTCTGCCTCTGCGAGTACATCTTGGTTGTTTCGAGCATAAGCCGCTACAACGAATTCTGCGGCGTCCTGCTCTGAGGCAATAGGGTAGATAGCATCAAAGGCCGTTCGCTTCCCACAGAGCTTCCCATCAAGCAATGTGATGCCTTTGACGTTATCTGCGTCATCCCCTGCTAGCATCTGCCACCAGAAGAACTTAGTGCCATGCGCCCGTACCGGCATAGCCTGAGTGTCATCCCACTCAATCCAGCCGAAGGGGTTATCCAAGGCAGGCCACACGGTTCCGGTCGGGATATCGAATCGGGCCATAGGGCTGAGCCAGGAGTCCTTGTCCTGGGACATAAGGATTCCCCGGTCCCCGAAGCTGTACGAATCCATTATGAACAGGTCATCGGCCTCGAAGTAGTCACTGCTGACTATCTGTATACCTTGCTCAGAATACTGGTCTGGATTCTCAATCAGGTGCCGCTTCAATGGTGCCTTGAGTGGCAGCTCCTGACGCTTATTGCGGTTCCCTTGGTACGGCTTAGCCGTAGGCAGGTGCCAGCGCAGGCACTTAGCACAGCCAGCAGGTGTCAGATACGCCACCGCCTCGGAGCAGCCGACTAGGAACATGTCCTCAAGCACCAGCTGATAGAAGCGGCGTATCGCTGTATCTAGACGTTTTACTGTAGCGGCGGCTTTGTAAACGGCGAAATCCGAATCATACAGCAGAATCTTCCCAGAGTTCTGCGGAGCCAACTGCTCGCTAAGCTGGGACAAGTCAACCCCGTTGATAATCATCAGACCCCCGTAATGTCACGGGCCTTCTTATCAGCCCACTCAGCCCACCATTCTGCCCACTTTGCCTTACTCAGCTTATCGCCAAGGTAGCACAGCCCCGCCAGTGGAAGCAGGGGAAACATTAACGCTATAAAAATTGCGCGGGATACGTACAGCATACTCAAGCCTCCAACTCAGACAGCACCAGCACGGTGCCAAGCATGTCCCCGATTACTTCCGGGGTGCGCAGGCCCTGGTCTACGTCGTAGATGCAGGAGCCAATCTCCGCCAGGCCAATACTTAGGGTACCTACAATGCGGATAAGCACTAGGTCGTCACCCCGTAACTTATCGGCATGCGCCGCCAGGTCGTTGTGCTCTTTGAAGGCGGTAGCGGCCAGCTCCAGGTCCATGCCGTACAAGGCCGCCAATTTGTCTAGAGCGTCGTATACGGCGCCTAGCTGGTCGCCGTTGTCGAAACCCTGAACGGCACTACAGTTCACGTAACCTACAGCCAGAACCAGTTTCTTGTATGCGTCTAGTACTTTGTCCATTATTCGAATCCTTTCAGTTTGTGTTTTAAAATGAAATTGTGGGCTTTGGTCTCAGTGGCCGTAGCCTCTGCACCCAGGGCGTATGCACGGCGTCGAGACTTGGCGCACTGGCGAGTCAGGTGATAGCGGTGTGCACTAATCTCGTTGCCCAGAAGGCTCACCCTGTGTGCGTGAGAGTTAGCCGCCCAGTGCCAGTCGTTTGCTCGCTTCTGCAAACGCTGTGCGCGCATAAGCAGAAACACGGCGTACTGTTCTTTTACCCACGTGATAATGTTCATAGGCTTCCTCTAAGGCCCCTGGCGGGGCCATATTAGTTTAGGTTAGGGTTGATTAGGCCTGAGGTGCGGCAGGCGCTGCTGGCGCTACAGGAGCCGCGGGAGCCACTGGCGCAACCAGGGCTGCCGGGGCTGCTGGTGCTGCTGGAGCAGCAACTGCCGCTGGGGTAGCAGGAGCAGCAGGTGCCTGCATAGCTGCCGGACTAGGAACCGACCCAGCGTTCAGCATAATATCCAGAGCACTGCCCGGGAAGTCTACGGCCTTGTACATATCCTCCTGAATCCAGTTCTTGCTCTTACCGTCGTCCTTGGTCCCCTCAATATATAAGCTATCCCAGGTTTCCTTGGTCGGGTTGTTCCACAGGAACAGCTTAATCTCGGAAGCATCCAGAGCCGGCATCTTGATAGGCTCACCAGTGTTCGGGTCGAACTTAGGGATTGGACGGATACCGGACAGGTCCACGATGTTGGACTTCTTGCCCGCAGCACTGGTGTGCTCATCAATCGGGAAGGTGAAGGCCTGGCCCAGACGCTGTGCTGCATGCTTAATGCTATTGTCGTAGTTGAGCTTGTCGAAGAACTTCTTGAAGCCTGCGCGCTCAAAGTTACTGATAGCCATCGGGAACGGGCGGATACGCTTCACTTCGCCGTTAGGGCCGAACACTACAATGCCGATGCGTACGTTAGCTACTGCGGGCTTACCGGTCGGCTTGCCACCCTTGGTCGGCAGGCGCTTACCGATTTCCACGTACTCGGTAAAATAGCCGTAGTACTCGCCCTTCGGCAGCAGTACGTCTTCGTACGCACCACCCTGTGCAGTCTCACGCATGTCCACGTCCTGAGACTCAATTGCCGCGTCTACCAGTGCATTCAGAGAAGCCAGTACATTCATAGTCATATAATTACGTCCTCGTTTAGTTCAAATGATATTTACGTGCAGATGCAGGGCTCGCTAGCTGCGACTAGTCCATCTTCCGGAATCGTCAAGTAGCATGGGGATGATTTGTGGGCACCCATCTGTAATCACCATGCACCCCAGAATCGGCTTGCTTCTTGACAGCTTTCCGTAAGCAAACGCCAGACTCTTATTGTCGATTAAACAACCGCAGTGCGCACCAAAGTACAGGGCAGTGCTGCTCGCCGCATACTGTATATCTAACTTCCCATGGAAGTGTCCGATCACCATGGACTTACGTTCATGAGCCGCGTTGAGCAGCAGGTCCCCAGATACCTGGTGCTGGAAGCGTACAACACCCAGCGGCGTCCCCAAATCCCAAGCATCACCCCAACTCCACCCCGGTGCCCCGTGCTCCGGGAACAGGATGTCCCGGTACTTCTTAATGAACTGTACAGGGAGTCCGTGAGCCTTGGCCCGGCGGTATACAAGGGAGCCGTGATTAGAATCACACAGGAGCATGTTAGGAAACAGGTCGTGCAGTTTCTCCAGGCCGAGCTTGGCCTTCTCTAATTCCACCCCAGCGCTGTCCAACTCCGGACTGCTATCGTGAAAGCTAATAGCATGCCCGTCTGTCTCATCCCCTATCTGCACTACAATGTCCGGGCAGTACTCGTCCCGTACAGTGCGGAGAAAGTCGTACGCGTCTGGATGTGTATACGGCTCGTGCAAGTCCCCGATAACAAGTACACGTCGACAGGTTTCAGGTACAAACGTATCCCCAATATCATCCGTTGGAGAGGGTTGAATTAGTTTGCGGGCTTGCATCAGGGCGTTGTTAGCCTTTGCCTTACTCCCCTTGTTATCCATGAAGATGCTGCGCCAGTAGCGTACAAGTTGGCGGGATACGGGATATTTACCGTTCGTCATATCCGTATAGGCTGCAGCAGCCTCTGCGTTGTCTTTGTAATAACTCAGCACTTCCTCGTGCTGCTCTTTGGTGAATAGTTTTATTAGACTTACTTTGGCCAAGGTTGCCTCTCTTGTGTTGTTCCTACTCGTATCACATTAATTTGCTGGGAATCACAGAATCAAGCCAGAGTCAACAAATAATTTTATTTAATTATTTAGTTGACCCCCAGTGTATTTCTATGCTACCCTAACACCCTACACCACCCAAGGGTCCACCTATCACTACTCCACGATAAGTTTATACTCTCCCGGGAAGAAGGTAACACCATCCCCTGGTCTACTTACTACCAGTCCAGGGTAACTTAGCTCTATCTCCCCAGTAACAGGATCGAAGAACATCACCGTATGCCTTGTACCCGGAGTAAAGTATGCCGCATACCTAGGGTCTATCGGCTCAGGCCCCAGGTCCAGCAACTCCACAATACTACCAGACTCTATACTCATTCAATCTTCTCCTTCCAACGTCCAGTTTTACTACACCGCTGTGGGTGCTGCTTGTTCTGTGCCTGCTCGCTCAGTGTGGCTAAGCGAAGATTGCTCAGTCTGTTGTCACTTCTCACCCTATTAATATGGTCTACTGTATACCCCTCCGGAATGTCTCCGTAGTGCATCTCCCACACTATCCGGTGCTGCAGGTACGTACGCCCCATCAAGTTCACTATCGGATAGCCATAATGGTGCTTCCGGCAGCCTGCCAGTTTTCCAGGTTGGTTGGGTCCAGTGCCGGTAGCGCTGGTGCATTTGTTCCAATACAACGCCCCAGACTCGGCGTCGTAGCGGAACCACTCATGCCAATCCAGCATAATATTCCTCCACTGTAGGTGTATGCTCCTTGGCGTACATACTAGCCCCATGCTCACACTCTGCCGGGAATGGCACCTCGCCAATTATTCCGTAGTTGGGCCATAGCTGGTGTATGCGCTTAGGTGCGTCTTCCATGCACTTCTTGACTAGATTACCAGCAAGTACCGCGGTCTCTTCGTCTGCGCTGTCTAAGTAGAGCGCATCGTGTACGTTAGTCACTAAACATGCCTTCCCATTGAACCAGTCATTAGCAATAAACGCACGCAGGACCATACCGGCTGCTACACACATTAAGAAGAAGGCTTCTCCTTGACACCAGAAATTTGCCATCTCGGTTTCCTTGTAGTCCATGACCTTCTGCTTACGCTGCCCGGGCGCAACCTCTTTCCACTGCTCCTTCTGACGGAAGCTGTAGCGGGCACCAGCAGGGCTGGTCCACGTCCCGATGCGGTAGATTCGGTAGCTGCCGTCGTCAGCCTGCTCCCGGTACATGCGCCCCTCCGCACCGGTACGTTCTACCTCTTCCTTGACAACAGCGCGGAAGCCAATTGTTTGCGGGAACAGCGCAGCCTCGTTGTCCAAGAAAGCCTGTGCAAATTCCACCGTACATCCAGTAGCAAACGCAATCCCCTTAGCCGTAGCGCCGTATTGTGCCTTGGTGTTCGACGGGGGTCGCTAAGCCTCGCCCGTTCTCTTATGAACTGCTGCATGTCCCCATGCAGAACAGACTATATCATCACCCTGTTACCAGGGGCTATGCGCTTCGGACCGCTTGGTCCTACTCCTTTCGGATAGTCGTTACACCTTACTGAAAGCCAACCAACACTCGTGCTCTATCTGATGGCAGCGTTTGCACATTAACTCTAAGTTGGTCTCGACGTTGTTGTTTCGATTCTCATCCTTATGGTGAACCAAAAGCAGGCTCTCCGGGAAACTATCAAAACAACCTGCACACAATCCCTTCTGATTAAGGTACAGCTTAGTTAAGTATCTGTACCTATAGTTGTGGATTGTTGCAGCACCCATGTTCTGCCCGCCTGAGCCTGCCCCTGTACGTTTATGCACAGAATCCAGCTTAGCGGCGCAACGTTGTCGGAACAGCGAGCACTCTGGGCAGAACTTAGCGCGCGGGCCTGTGCTTTCAAACTGCACCTTACACGCCGGGCAAGTTAATATCCTAAAGACTTTCGCCTTACCGTCTAAACGTTGCACGGGTTAACCTCTTTCAGTCTTGGCTCGGGATTGTCTGTTCTAGAGTTTCCCCGAATTCACATAGTTTTACTTCGCCTAAATCAAGCGAAGCTAGGAGCCTTAATACCTGTACGCATTGCCTTCCAAAGCGGATGCAGCTCGTGCTTCTTGTTGTGGCAGCGCTCATATACTTCTTCATACGGTAATCCCTCGCGGAAAGCTAGGCGGTAACAGTGCATATCCGTACCACTCTGCAGCAGTCCCAGCAGTTTCTTGTCACCCGTGTGTACGCAGGACATAACCACTTCCAGTGCCGAGTAGTCGACCTCCGTGATGCGCCCGTTATCGCCAAACCGACTGGTGAATACCTGTTTCACCTTGGATTTAGCTACCCCATCCCCGTCCTCATCCGGGCGGGGCAGGTTCTGTAGATTCGGCGAGGAGCTACTCAAGCGCCCGGTTACGGTGGCGCAAGTATTCAGCCGGTGGTGTATGATACCGGAACCATCGGGACGCTCCGGGATTACGTACTGCAGCATCCCCTTCCGCTCTTTGACCTTACCTTCTGCGTCCAGGACCTCTCGCAAATAGTAAGTGCCGGTATCCTTCTCCAGCGCCGCCAGTTCGTTCACCAACTTACAGAACTCGAACCCTTGGCGAGCCAGCGCCTCCATTGCATCAGTGCTGGTGCTATACACAGGGGTGCCATCCTGCAGGGTGCGCGCCTGTCGGAACTCCCCGCGCTCTGCGTACTTCTCCCGGATAACTTCCGGAAGCTCCTGGATGTTCACTAGGCCCGGGCAGAAGTAAAGGTCGTCTTCCCATTTAAGTTTCTCTTCCTCGGTATCGAGGCGGAATACTTTAGGGAGCCCCTTGTTCTTACCCGCACGATATGTCACTACACGCCACCATCCGCCTTCCGTTTGAAGTTCTTGCATGTGCGTGTCGTGTACAGGTATATAGGTGTGCGCACCCTCTTCGTCCTCGTACTTATAGAAGTCGGCCTTGACGTACTGCGGCGGGTCATATGGCACCTTCTTGCGGTACTTGATAGGCCCGCCGTACACCAGTGCTGACATATGGAAGTCCGACCCGAAGTTGAAGTCAAGAGTCTCCGGCAAGCCCTTCGGGATATACTGTTGCAGCTCCTGCTTAATCTCACGGATGCGCTGCTCCTGCTCCTCCTGGTTCTTGCGCGCAATTGGCATATTCACGAACAGGCCGAACCATTGACAATAGCTCCAAGCTAGTGCTGCCTCCATTCGTTCATAGACATACTGCATCTGATTGCGTTGGGCGAATAGGGCGCATTGTCCGTAGAAGCACAGCCCGGTATTTGGCACGTCACCGTTGACGAGGTAATCGTGAAGTAGGTACGGATCAATTTCGGAAGTACGCTTCCCTTGCTCCCATAGTATCTTCACACCATCAACTTTGTGCTGACCACCCCATTTTGGGGCGGTCTCATCTAGCCCAGGATACATCTCCTGGAAATCTGAGGCTATGTACTGCCCGTGCTGCGTACAGTATACCCGGCCGCCACGCTTTAGGAAGTCCTCGAAATGTTTCCGCTGGTAGGATAAGAACCAGGACACCTCGAAGCTGCTGTTGTGCGCGACTATCATAGTGCAGTGTTCCGGTATGGAAAACCACCTGTGTGGGCCTGCGTTGTCTTCTAGGAACTCGGCCTTGCTGTTGAAGCGGATACTGCATACGTCCCCCGTATGCAACTGTCCGGCGTCATCTACTGTGTCTATGCGATATGCGCTTTCTACAACGTAGTTATCGGGACAGTACGGGGATGCCACGTTGCCGTAATACTCAAAGTTCTCGACCTCTAAATCCACTATCATAATCTGGTACATACTAAACCTCTAAATATCCCAGAGAATTGGCTGCTGCCGCTCTTGCAGCAGCAGCCTCTTCCAGTGAGGGGAATCTTCCCAAACGCACTTGCTTTCCGTCCCGGTTTACGTATGCCGCCCAACGTTTTCGTCCGGCATCATAAGTCACTCCGGGAACGCCAGAACTGTTACGCTTATCTATGGTTTTGTTTCGATTATTTAGTGTCACAGGAACCGCCCTGAGATTGTCGATACGGTCATCTTCTCGGTTGCGATTTATGTGGTCTATAACACACCCACTAGGAATCTCTCCGTGGTGCATTTCCCAAACAATCCTAGCACGTTTGTATGCCTTCCCATGCAACCCCACGACCCAGCGGTTATGGTGTCTTTCTAGGTATCCCGCCAACTTGCCCGGCTGACATGCGCCGTTCGGGCTTGTGTGGGTCCAGTATAACTTACCATCCTTGTACGTGAAGTGTTCTTTCCAGTTTATTTCCAATTAGCCCTCCGAGCTTTATTGATAGCTAGATGCACAATCAGCTGGCTACTGTCCAGCGCGAATCGTTTACGGAAAGTACCTGCAGACGCAGCGTACGCCTTGATTACCTCATCATCGAGATAGTTAATGTCTGACGGTTTAAGCATATTAGCCTCCTGTGTACCTACATAGCGCCCTCCTAGAAGGCGCCAGGGAAGTCACCGGTTAATCTGGCCTTCGTCGAAGCGGCAACGTCCCGGCTCGAACCCAACCTCGAATTGCAGGAGCGACTCTTTACCAGATAGTGCCATCTTGTTCTTAGGCGTACTGATACCGCGGACGTTTTGCATGTGCGGCTGCTCGTTTCTGTCCAAGCATCCCATCATAATCGCCAAGTCCAAGGCGCCCTGTACACCAATCTTGCTCTGCTTCATAGCGGTGAGCGGCGGGAACAGCATGTTGTAACCTTCGAGTGAAAGCTGTATAGTCCCTACAATAGCGCAATCGTTCTCGCACCCAAGGATACGCAGCTCCTGCCAACGTGCTTCTAGGTTCTGGTGCTCGGTCTCCATAGTACCGCCACGGATGTTCGCCGCCATGTCGATGATGGTTACCGCGGGGCGCATCTCCTCCATGAGCGTGGATATCTGGGCCATCGTCAAGGAGTGCGCAGCCTTAACACGAATCCGGTCAGCCCTGCCGACTTTCTTGAGGTAGGCTGGCACGAACTCTTGCTTACTGTGCCGGTCCTTAATCTCAGCCAGAGTCCAGTGCAGCGCCGCTTGATACACCCTCGGCACTGTGCGCGTCGCTGGGCCCTCGTTAACCAGCCAGAGAATCGGGCGGTCTCCATACACTTCCGGTTGTTGCTGCATCTGCTCAGCAAAATCCACAGCAATAGCCGCAAGCAGACTAGTTTTACCAGAGTCCACAGGAGCAGCCACTGCGATGCAGTCCCCGCCACGTAGACCTCGGATGTTGCTAGCGAGTTGCTCGAACACGCCCAGTTTAAGACCGCCGCTCTCGTCAGTCGCGGCAAGTATTTCGTCAACACTTCCGCTCTCCCATTCAAGCAGCGACTCGTGTACCGCAGCACCGTCGCCGTATTTGCGCTGCAGGTGCTTCATCTCCAGGAGGTAATCAATCTCCTCTCCGTCTTGGTAGCGTTGCGTCAGCGCTGCTACCTCCCCGCTGTAGGCCAGCTCGTTCAGGGTCTGGACAATCCCCACCACAGAATCCTGCGGTACGGCTTGTACTCCCCGCATAAGCTCGTCCATGATTACCCGTTCTTCCCGGGATAAGTGCCCCGCCCGGAGGTTGAGCATGCTCTGCATCGCATCCCACTGCACCTCCTGGTGCTCCGGGTACGTGTTCCAGTACAGCCCCACCCAGTCCAGAAGGTTCGAAGTATCCGAAGCAAGCATCGACTTAGGAATCTGCTCTCGCAGGCGGTTCCATACCTTCTGCGTGCACATCGCACGCACAACTATCAGGTCCAATTAGAGCCTCCTCAGTATTCTCGTGAACGTGCGACGCAGCTCCGCCACGTCATCCTGACTCAAGCGCATCTATAAGCTCCTGTATTGTAGAGTTTTTTGGATCTGCCTCGAAGTAGTGTTCCCGGCACTGCATGAACGGGCGCAGTGCTCGGCGTGCTGCCGCTACCCCAGCGTGCCCTGCTGGGTCATTGTCCAGCATCAGAATCACTTCCGGGCGATTCTGAATCAGCCAGGCCCTCAGCGGCGTGGGCAAGCGTGTACCCAGCATAGCTATAGCCTGCACGTTCAACGCACTGTAGCTCGTAACTGCGTGCTGTATCTTCCTCGCTGAGAGAAAGTCCTCGGTGAGCACGACCTTTAGAGGTGCGGCCGCAGCTACAGCCGGTGCTACGGCAGGTGCCGCGGCAGCGAACGGTACCGGATGGCCGTACATTACCCACTTCGGTTGCTGCCGAGCATGCACTGCACGGCCCAGAGCAGCGCTTCCGACACGGAAGATTATCCGCTGTTTCTCGTTGCTCCATTCTGCATCCTCCACCATTTCAGGCATGATTCCCTTTGTGGTCAGGAATCCGTAAATAAAACTCTGCGTTTCCGCAGGCGCTTGGCTAATGCAAATTGCATCTGCAGGTGCAGAGGGCTGCACCCTCGGCTCTTCCTGTAACTGTATGCGCTGGTACTGCTTGTGCTCCTTGCCCACCTGTTTGCAGCGGTGGCAATAGTATTCCCAGGCATCCGGGTTATTGTAGAGCACCCCGGCGGCGTCCCTGCCGCAGCATCGAAAGCGTGCCCTCTGCCCCACGGCCAGGCGCTTGCACGCTCTAAGCCAGGGCTGGTCCATTATTTATCCTTGCGCTTGATTTCCATAGCCATGCGGCGCAGGTCGTGTGCCAACTGCAGGGCTGCGTCAGGTTCCATACTATAGCCCACAGCGTCGGTAATGCCGCGATAACTCAGGCTCAGCAGTACATTAACTGAATCCCCATTGATGCGCGCCACCAGCTTGCGCCGTCCGTTTTCTTTTAGGTAAGATACACTGCGCGGAACCGGCGGCAGCTCATCTGCCTCCTCGATTAGCTGCCAGAAGTCGGCAGAGCCGCTATAGATATCCCCGGCATAATGAATTCCTGCGCCTTCGGTTAGCTTGATGTCTATATAGAGGCCGGGCCCCTTAATGACTACCTCGCCGCGCATAGTCTTACCTTCAATCTTATTGATGCGCTGAACCTTATCACCTACTTTAAAAAGTTTAGACATAATCAACCCTCCACAATATTATCGTATCCGCCCCAGTCTTCTACGACTCGGGTGCCTAGTTCAATCAGTTCTTCTTTAAAGCCGTAATCGGAGAACACCATGATGTACTCCGCCGCCTTCTCTGGGTTCTCCTGCACCCAGCTAACAAGTTGTTGTTTAGATAGCTGCGACACTACGCGGAACGCGGCTAGCAACTGCGGGTCCTCGTCCGGCGGCACATCCCACGGCTGCCGTAAACTGGGCGTAGATGAAGAGAGCCATTGGTCTGGCTCTACTACCTTCGGGTCCCGCTCAATAGGAAGGTGCGAGAACGTACCATCTTGCAGTACCCGCTCAAGCACTTGCCCCAGGATGTTCAGGTCCAGTACCTCATCCGGGGTGTGCTCGTGCATGTACCCTACACCGACGTTGGTGCACTCAGGAATGATGCCAACGAACTCAGCCGAGTCAGTATATACCCCCTTCTGTAGGTGCTTCTCCGTGCGCCCCAGGCGCTCTGCTAGTGTCTTCGCAAAGGTGTCGGAGCAGCATCGCATGTACCGTTGATGTGTAATGATCCCGTCGCCGCGCCGGTCAAAGCTAATCATCGCCTTGACCCCAGTCCAAAACCCAGTGTCATCCTTGACCGATGCAGCGCTACCCTCGCAGCCTACCTCCTCATCCACGAAGAAGCAGTAGCGTCCGTGCACACCCCGCCGCAGCATCTCCAGCATCAGGTAGATACCTGCGCCGCAGTCCGCCCCTAAGCAGTCAGCCTGCTGCGGATTCTTTACGAACAGTACGCCTTTGTTAGTGCAACCAACATCTGGGGCGGCACTACCGGGGCGTGCCACCGTGTCGAGATGCGACGTAAACGCTACGTCGCTTTGCTCTGAGTCCCCCACCAGCACGAAGTAGTTCCCGTGCTTGTCCTTTACGTAGCGCATATCACCGTCAAGCGCCCATTCGAGCAGCGGCTCGAACCACTTGGTACTCGCCCAGCTAGGCCGATGCGTTTGCAGTATCTGCAAGAGCAGCTGCATATCAATCCCGTGCGGATTCAAGAACATTAAGCTGCCTCCTCTACTTCTTCTTCGTCGTCGTTGCCCAGGTACTTCTCTCCCAAGCAATCGGCTGCATGCTCAGTGAGAATTAACCCGTGCACTGGGTGCTCTTCTGCGTGCTCAATAAGCACCTGCCGGTCCTGTGCAAACACCAGCTCTTCCCGGCCGTGCACTACACCCTCTACTGCGCAGTACTCAATGTCCTCATCGTATACGTAAGCATCGTGGTAATCAGACCAGGTGCAGTTCCAGCGACTATACAGCCCTTCTCGGCCAACTGCATATACAAAGTCCCCCTCTTCGACGCAGCCATCACAGGCCATATCACCATCTGCGGTTTCCTGCATGTCATCGACGGGGTAGCGCTCTTCGCAGCAGCAACACCGGGCAGTTTCTGTGTCCACGTATATGTATCCGTCGGAATCCTGCGCCTCATAACCATAGTCATCACGAATTACAAAGGCGTCACTCCCTTCTTCATCTACGCCGCACTGGTTGCTGTCTAGATATGGCATCAGCACTGCACCAACGTTACTTGGGTGCGGTATACGCGCCAGCATTACCCCTTCGAGACACCCGGTGTTTCTGGTGTACCCATGCCCACGCAGGATTGCATCCGCAGCGTTGCCATAAGCACGGACGTACTCGTTAGTTTCGGTGTTAACGATTGCTCGTGCCTGTACTTCGAAGTCGTCGCCGAACAGCTCCCCGGTGTACTGGATGAACAGGCGCAGCCCATTGTCCGGCAGCCCGTGGCTGGTGGTGGCATACGTCCGCACAGGGCTACACTCAAAGGGGTAGTCGCTCATGCAGCTACTTGGGCCGCTCTCATATGCGTCATACCATTCCTGCTCGGTCTTGCACAGGTACGTTGTAGGGTCTACGTTCATAGCCTTGAGGTCTTCGATAGCATCGCGGAAGTCTACGCCATTGCCGTAGTAGTTAGCGAGCCACTTACCTACGCGCATCTCCACGCAGCGGTACTCAGTAACTGCAGCGAAGTCCTTGTGCATGCGCGGCTGCCCCAGCATCACGATAGGTTCGCCGTTGCGGAAACCAAAGCCCAGCGGCACAGCAAATCTAGACACTACGAAACCGTGCAACTTCATGAGCAGCGCCGCGGCGTGCACGTCTCGGATGTGGCTGCCGTAATCGTACCCAGTATACACCCGGCGCTGCTGCTCTTCTGGTGCAAGCATAATGCGCTCGAATAACTGCAGGGCTTGCTTGTGCACCTTGTAGCCGGTGAATGCTTCGACGCTAGCAAGTACACGCTCAACCACTACATCTCCGTCCTCATAGAAGTCGCGGCGACGTTCCCAGAACTTGTTGTCGATAGTGATCCGCGCCGGGGTAAGTAGTTCGAAGAAAGTTCCGGAATTATACAAGTCCACCCGTTGCAACGGCCCGGCAGCCTTGTAAATGTCACGATATTTCGGATGAAGTGCTCCGCCTATAGCGACCTCTAAGCCCGGGGTGTTTGCACTGACTTTGAGGAGGCCCATAAGAGCCTGCAGTGCGCCCTCAGTGTGTGGGTGGTCATAACCTTGCATTTTCAAGTCCTGGAACGGGGTCCAGTAATCGCCGCTGGAATACATTGATTCTTTAATCGGCAGTGCGTTTGCACCTTCCGGTAACACTACTTTCCATTCGATAGGTGCTGTGTTAGTTTCTTTGATAGTTTCTTGCATTTTAATTTGCTCCCGGGTTAATTGTACTGCGTCATGTACTAATAGCTCAGCGTGCATACCATGCGGCGAGTTGTCGCTGCTTGTAGTAGGCACGGATCGCGGCTCTAAATTGCTTAAAAGCTCCGCGGTATCCATTCCGCCATAGTGCTGCAACCACATCGAATGCAATGTGCTCTTGCAGCTTCCGCGCGGCAGATTCTGTGTACTCTCGATAGGTTGTGAGAACAGTGCCAATACCTGCTTTTCTAACTCGGAGTAATCGACGCTCAACTGGCACGATTTGCTTGAGTTCATTAGGAACCTCTTTGAATGTTTCCCAAGTGCAACCGCACTTGCCCTGCGTTTCCAGCAGCTTCCAACACAGCAACGCTGTTTCGTCTACTGTTAGCATGCCTTGTCCTTGAACACCACGTTGCGGGCCACTAGGGCGCTGCGGTCGCTAGATACTAACCCACCAACCTTGTGCCCGGACGGCAACCACCGCTGCAAATGCTCGCTGTAGAACTCGGCGCGCTTATGCAGCGGACTATCCAAATGGGCCCTGTACAGAAACCCGTTTGGACGCTTGTATACGTCATAGATGCTATGCTTGCTCATACTATACCCCTCACATTAAACCGATAGCAGTAACCGCGCAGAGTCATACCCAGGCGCTTTGCTTGCTCAGCATAATGCTGGCGCAGTGCTGCCTTAGCGCTGTACTCTCGCGCCAACCCTCCGATTGTTGGTTGCTGCTTACGCATAAGCAGCGTCTCAGGATTCTTTCCGTGCATGCTCTACCTCAAATATCGTTGTTACTCTTACCGTCCACCGTGAGAGTCACAGCGGCGTCCGGGTACTGCTCCTGCACCGCCGCAAGGATGCTATAGGCTGTAATTAGTAAACTCTTCACTTCTTTCTAACGAACAGGATAATGAACAGTAATCGAAGAATCGGGCCGACAAGAAAGAATGCGCCAACTACTGCTAAGAATGTCATCATACTAACCCCCTAATTGTGAATTTACAGTGTACCAGCCCTTGGGCTCTTTGCTGCTACCCTTAGTCTTGGTCTTGCCACGCACCGTGGTGCTGAACGTGGCGGATTGCTTGGTCTGCGTATACCCTGCACGGTTCAGGGCGTCCCGGCGCTTTCTCAACTCGGAGCCTGATAACTTCTCAAGTCCCTCAAATTGTTGTTTCAATTTATCTTTGTACTTCATGTTCCCGCCTTTATGTGCCCTTTCAGTCTGGCAAGCTCGGTGCGCATATTAACTAACGCCGTTACCCGATTAGGGGTGAGACTCTGCAACGCAGAGAAGTATTCTATTGTCCTCTCCAGTACCGCAATGCGCTTCCTCCACGCGGTTGCGTTTTGTCTGCGCCGCCTATAACCAGCGTCCATCAGTCTGCTCACGGTTGCTCCTGTATAACACTCAGCTAAGCACAGTTGCTTAGGTCAGTGTTATCGGTTGGCGGGTTACTGATTCTAGTCAGCACCTGTACAACCGCGTTGATTCAGCCTCTTCGTGGTTTCCCCCGGCCCCCCAGTCGCTCTGGGCTTGATGATTTCGTTTTCAGGGCACAATCATCTAAGCGCACCCGCCGTTTGTCGTCTCAGCTCTTGACGTTGCATCTTCACTACTACTGATTATCTAGGTTGTGGGGGTCACTGCACCGTCAAGGCACTGCACCTCCCCGCAAACCAGCTTACTACTTACTTCGGGATTCAATCTAGCTTATGTTCTTCGCGGTGTCAACCCTTTTATCGAGTATCTAACCCTTCACACTATCTAGCTTTAATCCGGCGGAGCCCCCCCGGCTCGACCCCGGTTAGCCTAGCTAGTCGCTAGTACCTCCCGGTGAGGGGGACTATAGCCCTATCGAACCAAAAGAAGCAAGTACTTTTTATAAATATTTATCTCTAAGAGCAAAAAGGGTAAGCAGGGCAAATACTTAGGGCCATACCCAACCAATCTAGGGATAGCACTGTGCTGGCACTAGCTGTAGCCACTGCTAGCCAATACTGCCTAGTATGAACCAATACTACAAAGTGTTGGGTAGACTCATAGCCAGCGACCATACAGCGTAAGCTGTGGGAGCGGTTAAGCTATGAGGCTAGTTAATGGGTAGGTAATGCTTCCCTCCCTACGGTCGGTCATACAGGGCATTACTAGTAGGTACTAGTGCCTACTAGTGAGTGCATAGTGAGTAGTAGTGTATATAGTGCCCTAAACCCCTCCTACTCCGGTAACTTCATTTCATAATAGCTTTCGAATGAAAGTAAGAGCAAAGGGATAGCATTGAGATAGCGCTGGAGTGTGCTGGGATGGTGGATGTGCGCCCTAGTGGGGAGCGCGCAGCGTAGCATATAATCGGCACAATGTAAAGCACTAGGGATAGCCAGTGGATAGCCTAGTGCATACTAGGGATAGCACTAGGTGCACCCTATGGCCCCACTACTGGCCCCACTAGGCAGGCACTAGGCAGGCCCACTAGGCGCCACACCGAGGCGCACAAAATAAGCAAGGCAGAGCGCACCCCTACGGCTCACAGGGAGCGCACAGGGATATCGCAGGGATAGCCTCAGTGCCACGCAGAGCGCACAGGAGCCACGCAGCGCCGCGCACAGTGATAGGCATAGGTTAGCACTAGCGATAGCCCTAGCGCAGCGCAGAGAGCCACTGAGGCCCTCTGGTGCGCACTAGCTGGCCTCACTAGCCCCCCCCCCCCCTAAATTGACGCTAGACACCCCTATGGGGGGCAATTGCGCGCGTTCAGGGTGAGGGAGGGGCTCGCGTGAGTCTAATAAATTTCAGGTCCAGGTATAGACGTGCACCCAAGCAATGCCCAAGCAATGCCCCAGGAATACCATAGAGATACCCCGGGGAGCTCTTAGAACTACTTAGAGATACACCTCCCAGGCTACCTGGGATACGTCCGCTGCGTTACTGCTCTTAATCACGAAGCTGTTTAGGTCCGGATTAGGTGTAGGCACACCCTGGTTCTGTGCTACGTTAGTAACCGTCAAGGCTCCAGCACTAGAGGGAAAGGTCAACCGCGTCAACTTAACCTCAGACACCCACTTGAAGGAGGTAGCTGCGCTGCCAAAGTTTCCGCGTACACGGGCGTTGACTGTAGCCTCACCAGCAACCAGCGTTGCCACTCCACGAATACCTGTGTCATCCAGCAAGTTCCTGGACATGCGCGGAGGCGTAGGTTGCACAGTATAGCCACTCAGTAATGCCCAAGATACACCGTGACCGGTCATGTCGTTATTAGACATAGATACCAGGGTAGGGTTAATGCCCATAGTGCCGTGGAAGTACACAGCTCTTCCGGTACCGTCGTAACGCATACTCACGCCATCAATCTCGAGGGATGTCTGCGCTGTCTCAGCTACATCCTTAGTGACGAAGATGTGAGAGCTGGAGTTGCGGGTGTACCGACCACCCTTAACACGGCCCCCGTTGATTCGCACACCGTTCCGGCTACCGTGAGCCTCGCAGTCATAAACGTAGCCACCACCGTACGAACAGTTAAAGCCAGAGCGTACGTTGTCATAAGCTAAGCACCCCCTATAGATAGGGAAGGCTACACCGGTGTTGGAGGCGAATCCATCCTGGGCTGCGCGGTAAGCTCGACAGTTCAAGTACTCTACCCCATTAGTGCGCGCTTGGAATCCATCGTCAGCACTGTCGTATGAAGCGCAGCGAACGAATTTCACACGCTTACCGATGTCGTGAGTATCAAACCCAGCTTGGGTTGTGCTGTAGGCTTCGCAGTTAACGCCTAAGAACTCGATAGGCTCTCCCCATTTATCCCCGTCTGCAGTGCTCTGCCAGTTCAGAGAGATTGCGTGGCGTACGTCCATAGCGTGAATATCGTGTACTTCCGTGTCCTCTGAGCAGCCAAGAACCTCCACCCCGTACCATCCGATGTTGTAGAAGCACGTACCCTTAACGGTACTATCTACGCAGTTATTGAACTTGATAGCACTACGCCCTTCTATATCAGAAGCCCCGGGGCGTTTGTTGCCAATAATAACCCCGTCCTGGATGTGCAAGTCCGCGGCAAAGTTGGCAGAGATACCGATAGTAAAGAACCGGTTCAAGTCGTCGTAGCCGAACTCGTTGATGTACGGAGATACTAAGGTTACGTTCTCTACCATTGTAGGGACACCTACTTCCGCGGCATCAGACAGGTAGTAGTTATAGTGCAGCGCTTTATCCAGCCGAATACTGGTGACACCACCGGAGGTGCTAACCCCCACTACTTTCCTAATCTGGGAAATCTTTACCCTGTACTTGTTAGGCCCGCCGTCGCATAGCTTGTTAGAGCGAAGATACAAGTACGTACCTTTTACCACAGACAAAGCCCCAGCAGCCACCGTAATGACTTTACTGCCCGCCGCGGCATCCGCTGCTAACGGTACGAACACCGAGGGTGCCGAGCCGATAATATTAAGCACTTGACGTGCAACCGCAGCATCCGGCAGGATTCTTCCGGTGTCAGTAAACTCTAGCGTAGAGTTGCTTTTGATGTCGAGCACACTCGTGGCCTGCAGGACCGTGTCCACAACCAGGTGCCTATTAGGCGCGCTCATGAACGTGACTATGCCCACCCAGTTGCTGAACCAGGAGCTGTATGCTGGGCCCACGAATTTACGAAGCAGGTACCCACCGGGCACAGCAAACACAGTTCCGTTATCCACTACCGACGCAGCAGTAGTAAAGGTGAAGTCCCCACCGGCGCTGCCCAGCAGGATAATCTTGTCCTGTACCTGAAAGTTTGGATATGCCACCATGCTCGCCAAGTCGGAGAACACCCGCTCTGGAGCTACTAATCTAATTAACGCCATTTACCCTCCGGTCTTAGTAAGAGCTGCCACCGCAGCATTTACATTCTTATACTGATTCCCAATGGCCTTGCTCTGCCACTGTCTGCGCCCCCACAGGCCCCAGCACACTTTATTGCGCTGCCCGTTAATATACTGGGAGCAGTCAAAGGTCCAGCGGTTGCTGCCCTTGTACACCCAACCGATGCCCGGGGATTTCTGCTGGTACTTGCTAATATAGCGCCAGTCCAGTACGGCCTTTCCAGCTGCTGTGTAATTCAGGCTTTTGAGGTGCCGCTTCACAGCACTGCCGTTGAAGCCAGCTACGCCTACGTTATAAATGAAGTCTACAGACCCAACCAGAGCTACGTCAGAGAGCTGCATAGGAAGCCCGTCAAGAGCCTTTGCATGTGCCCCTGCTGATTCTATCAGTTGCCTCTGACAATCGCTCAGAGTGGCTCTCTGGCCCATCTTGACGCCCTTTGTCTCTCCGTAGCAGATTGTAGGGATACCGGCGCTATCTTTGTAGGCGGTAAGGCTCAGGCCCTCGTTGTGCTGTACTACGCCAGTAATGGCCCCGCCAAGCATAGTGGCCCCTGTGAGGGCCGCAATAACCTTAGTCCTTAAACTCATATTTAATAGTCCCCTTACGTGCCTGCTCCTCTAGGAGCTTGAATGTACGTCGTTTGTAGTACGCATTCCACGCCAGGGTTAGCACTGCGCACACAGTCGCAGTGATGAAGCTGATAGTGCTCCAGTTCCAGCTCATTAACTCTGCCAACCAACCTCCTGATACCGTAGCGCCAGTAACTGCTGCACCTGCCCGGGTAGCGAGGTCTGCCCCAACCATGTCTCCCACCTTAATCACCCTGCTGCTCCTTCTTCCTGAACAGCTTACGAATCACCAGAATGACCACTAGGAAGACCAGAGGAATACCGGCCCCAGCTAATCCGGCGAGGATAAGACTGTAACTATCATTGTTAACCACCTGCAGGCGCTCTGCTTGGATTGTCCCGGTGCTAATAGTTTGCACCTGCTTCTTACTGGACGTGTCCAAAGTGCCTACGTTAGAATCCTGTACATCAGTTTTGTTGGCGGTGCTGGAGTCCACCTTGTTATTCAAGCCAATGGTTTGTTTGGTGTTCTCGGCACCAACCTGAGCAGATACATCCGGCTTAGAACCAACTAAGCCGGTGAGTGCAGAGGTCGCCGAGCAACCAGTCAGAGTAACCACGAGCAGCAACCCAGCGACCAGTTTACGCATTAGCTAGCAGCCTTCACTTTGTTTACTGCATCTTCCAGTGCAGTAAGCTTGGTATCGAAGGCGGCACCAGTCTGGCCCACGTTCTGCGGCTGCGTAAGGATAGCATACAGGTCCTTACCGAGAATGTTCAGCTGACGCAGCAGCTCCTGCTGTTGTGCTGAGGTTGCTTTTGCGATTGCCATAATATATTCCTTATAAGTTAGGAGAGGGTGATGCCAGTAATAACACCGTCGGTCACTGCAAAGGTAACGGTATTGGCGAAGGTGCCTGTGAGGGTTACTTCGGTCAGCGCTTGGTCGTTAGTAACGATAGCGGCCGTAGACGGAGCTGTTACGCGAGACGTTACGCCATTAGCTACTACAGCGGAACCTTTTACGGTTTTACTGTTAGCACTGTTAGCGATAGTCACTGCGTCTGTATTACTGACCATAGTAGTGGCCGCAGGCAGTACTACTTGCTTTAACGCCCCGTCCTTCACCTGTAAAGTGCCGGTAATGTTCTGTGCACCAGTACTGTTAGTTACCTTACCCGTAGCGCCGTTGCTAACAATAACCGGAGTATCCGGGATAGCTGAACCGGTATCAGCCAGGGCAGACACAAGTGCTTCTCCTGCTACATCTACAGCTGGACCTAATGCCAACAGCGGCCCTGTGTCGTGTGCAAGGGTCACGGCCTTATCTAACGCAATGGCAGCGTCACGTACTGCCTGGCGCTTTGCTAGTGTCGCTTTTGCAAATGCCATTATCTTCTTCCTCTATATTGTTTACCTCTGCCCCGGTTCTGCAACCTAGCAGCTACGCCCCGAAGTCCCTTAGACACTTTGCTCTGTGCCCAATCCAGCGGGTTCTCAATGAAAGCCCGGGCCATCTTCTCAGACTCACGCTCAGCCACCACTTTCTCATCTTCCACCAGATGCCCATTCAGCGTAGCCACCATCATGGCGATTGCGTCTGCTCGGTCATCCTTCGCCAGACTGCCGCGGTCGTACGTGATTCCGGACAACTGCGCGAACGCAGAGTACAGCCAACGTCTATCGCGAGAGTACGCCATACAGGTGCTGATATCATCGTGAATAGCACGCCCATGCACTACCAGGCGGTGACGACGAGTAACTGGGCTGATTGTGTCGATGATACGACGCTCTTTCTGCGTGGAGTTGTTCAGGTCCCGTACACCAATACCGGCGAGACGCCGCTCCCGTAACCGGTTCAGGATAAGCATAGACACGGTGCCGTGCCCCATGTTGCTCTCCACCACCATATCCGGGATGTCTAACTCTACGCACAGGTCAATCAGTTTATCAATGTTTTCTTCGCTGATACCTCCTTGGAAGCCGCCTACGGAGAATAGGTGAATGTACGAGTTCGCAGCACCACCAGCAGCGTATGAAACTTCATCGCCCAACTAGGAGATGTATACTGCGGTCCAACCTTTAGTATGCTTACGCTGCCCCTTGCATACCTTATGAACGTTCTGTCTAACAAGACCGTGCTCTGCACAGAATGCTTCTAGGACTTCAGGCTCAAACACTTCACCTTCTGGACTGGTTAAACGTACACGCTTACCAGTGCCGTAGTTGTGAGGTAATTGCCCCGGTTGGAACCTTGCATCAAACCCTACCTTGTGCTTATACCATTCCGGAGCAGCTTGTGCCCCGCCTGCCATGTAGTTCCAACCCATCCGCAATTTAGGACGTAGGTTGTACTCCATTTGACAAGCCTCATCGAATGGTAATTCCGCGAGTTTAACTATCTCTACAGAGTCTTCCCCAAGCTCTCTCAGTATCTGCCCTACTGGACGCTTACTGGTCATGTGCTGGGAAAGTCTAAACTTAAGGGAGTTCTTAGTAATGCCAATGTACCCTTCCGAGGTATCTTCACACCCAATCTTACGGATGTGATATACCTTGTACAGGCGTTGGCGGTCTACATGTTTGATGCTTTTAAAGTTTGTCATTTAATGCTCCTTAGCATATCTCGACTATTAATGTTACGGAAGGTCGTTACTCTTCCTCTATACGTCACCGTATAGTTCAGACTATATCTTCACTTGACCATAAGTCAAGGCCCACTGTTTCCATCTAACTTTAGATGTACAATTAGTCGTTACACCTTCCACCTAAGTGGCTTGGCTCGGTATTGTCTCGTAGAGAGTTTCACCGAATTTAATGGGTGTTGTTAAGGCTGAGGCAGTAAAGAAGTTTACCACAGCCAGCCGGGTCCACCACCAGTACCTTATGCTGATACGGCAGGTGCATGTCCCCGTAGAATGCCGGGAAGTACATCTGCTGGCCCATAATCCCCTCATGCTCGTGCTGATACAGGTACCTGCGGTCCGCAATGTAGGAGAATGTCTCCGGGGAGGAATCCTGGCTACCGGAGTAAACCAGCATATCCGAAAGCTTGATGCGCGTACGCATCTGGTCTGACAGGGTGGTGTCGAGCATGTACTGCAGCTGGAAGCCTTCCGGACCGAAGTCCAGCTCCTTCTCAATCAGTGCACCCTCGTCATAGCGCCCGGTGTCCGTGCTCTCGCCTAGCGTCCCGTCGACGCCGAAGCCGGTGCGTTTATAGCCGCGCTCAATGAGCTCCAGTATATAAGGAGCAAGTGTACTTCCATATCGCTCTTCCATTTCAACAGACGGAATGCGCCCCGGCCACACGCGGACCTCGAAGCCACGTCCCGGCAAGGTTTTATAGATACTGTCCTTGGTCTGCGGTGTACCTAGGTACAGCGTATCCCCGTGCGTACAGATAGCTGCGAAGTCTTTAGAAATCATCAGCAGCTGCTCACGCTGGGTTTGTGTTAAGCCGTTCTTGGTGGTCTCAATCCTGTATATTAAAGGGAGGACGTTACCTCTCCCCCTACCTACTACTTGTTACCCCAGCGATGGTTGCCTGCGTCTGATAAGTTCTCAGAGGCTGGGATAAATCGGCACGTACTCTTGGAGTAAGTACGGCTACCGCTCAAATCTTGTAGTAGATACTGCATGTTCCCATGCAGAGTAGACTATATCTTCACTTGACCAGTAAGTCAAGGCCCCCCGCTTCCCAGCACTTGCTGGTACTTCCTTACGGAATAGTCGTTACACGTTCCTCAGTTGAGGCTTCGCTCGGTATTGCCCGGTCTGGGTTTCCACCGAATTCAAGGGGTTTAATGACGACTATGATGTTAATCGTCAGGAATCAGCAGGTCCGCGCGCTTCCCTTGCAGGGATGCGGTGATACCTACACAGGCCACACTGGCGGACTTGTCCAGCGGTTTCAGATCGCAGTTGACATCATAGCCTTCGAATGAAGTACGGTCCCCACGAGTAGGGTCGGCCTTCAAGTAGCACAGCAGCGGCCAGGTTTCCAGCATACGAATGATTAAGTTAGCTACGTCTGACGCCTGCTTCTCTGCACCGGACACAATCAGAATACGGCAGGATTGGTCCTGGATGAGCCTCCAGACGGCATACAGTGCAGCTAGCGTAGACTTAGCCTCGCCACGCTGCGCGGCCACCATGCGCTTCCTGGGGCCCTTCTGCATGTACTCTGCAATGTCGGCCTGCATGTCCGTGAGCGTAAAGCCCAGGAACCGCATACCGATGTACGCAAATTCCCGGAAGTCGCTTAGAGCGGCGGCCATCATCATCGCGATATCCTCGCGCTCCTCTTTGGGGATACTGCGCGGATTCGCACTATAACCAGTAAGTTTCTGGTTGAGCATGCGCAGTCTTCGCGCAGTCTTCGCCGATATCATTAGACAATTCCTTCTAGTAAGTCCTCAGAGTCTGAACCACCAACTTTATTTAGAATCTCTTGCTTACGCGCCTCTCTGCGCGCCGCTAGTTCGTCATCGAATTCATCACGAAGGTCCTGCATCTCCTCGGAATCTGCGTCCGCGGTGATGTCATTGTCCTTCAAGAACTTGGCGATAACTGATTTATCTGCGGCGGGGAGCGGCACCTCATCTTCCTTGGACTGCTTGATTTCTTCAATCAAGGCCTCGGTGAACATGCGGTGCAGCTCCGAGAGGCGACTACGTTTAGCTGCCCCTGCCATATTTTCTCCTGTTACGTTCCTAGCACCCCACTAGTGCGCAGCGCTGCCAGTAGAGCATTAAATTTATCCACTACATCCCCTGTGCCTGTTGCGTTAGATACAGCTGCAGCCTTGTCCAGATACGCCAAATCTCCCAAGGAGTCGGCCAAGTAATCTACGGATGCTTGTGAGGCTAAGCCATCCCCCGCAGTTACGTCGGCCCCCAGTCGGGCAGCCACAACCGTTCCGGCGGGGAGGGTCTCTGCAAACAGTATCGTATTATCTACAATCTCGAAACTGTAGCCACGAATCTGCCCAACCCCGTTAAGCTCCACCACCGCCTTAGTGAAGGCTAGGCCTGGAGTTACTTCGTCTGTATCCGCTGTCAATACTGTGCTCCACGGGTAACTTACTGTCTCCACTCCGCTTATAAAGGTGTTCTCCAGAGCGGACGTACGCATACTCAAGGCATCGTCAGCGGCCTTCCGCGTAGCGGCCTCTGCGTCAATGCGCTGCCCTAGTAAGGTATCAGCGGCATCGACGTACGCCTTAGTAGTAGCATCCTGGGAGTTGATTGGGTTAGCTAAGTCGGTTATGCGGTACCCGTTCATGCTAATAGTGCCGTAGAATCCGGGGATAGCCCGACCCTCCACCAGCTCTTGCGCTAAGTGCAAGAACTGGGTGTTTTGAGAGTCTACGTTTACCTCAATGAACGGAGAACCACTGGCGAACTCAATGTACAGATACTCCCGCCCTGTCTTGCGGATTAGTAGCACAGTCGTGCTTGCTGCCAAGGCTGTGTTTAGCCTGATATTAGTAGAGCTGGTCCAGGTGTACCTAGTGGTTTCCACACCGTCTAGGTATACATGAATATAGGACTTGTCCAAATACTCAATATCGCACTGGATATCCTGGGTACCAGCTGACTTGATTTGTTCTTGCCAGCTGAATGCCACGTTAGTCGTCTCCAAAGTTATTGATGATAGCTCGCGTAGGTGCGAATTCCTGTATTAGCGGTACCTGCTTAGTGAAGGTCTTGATATCCATATTACCGGTAGCCAGGCCCTGCACAGCCCCCAGTAGTCCCGTGACATAACCCATAGACGCCAACGAGTGTCGGGGAGAATCCCCCAGGAAGATATCCTGCAGTAAGGATATACCGCCAATGGCACTCATACCCATCACGGACTCGCCGATGAGTTTCTGGGTGTCCACGTCCTTACCATCCATGCCGTGCTTAGCCATAGTAGCCAGCAGCATCAATGGGAACTGGTACGCCATAATGTGGGCTACACCAATCCACCCAGCATCGTTCAGCTCTCTACGCAGAATCTTGTTAGTGGCAGCCAGTGCGAAGCTCTGGTACCCTACAATGACTTTGCCGATAGGGTTGAACTGTGCAAAGTGTGAGGTCTCTCCAGTACGAACCTGCTGTACCAGGTAGTCCATCATACGCGTCCCTACAACCTCAACTTGCATTTGCAGGTCCGGCTGGAACATAGCGCCCGGGTTAGCCTTGTTGGCAGCTATAGCTCGGTCCGCAACGTCACGAGTAAGCCCGAAACGCTCCAGACGCTTAAACGCCTCAGCATCGCCCTTGAACATCTGCGTAAGCTCATCTGCCACAATACCGGAGTTCAGGTTAACCTGCAGCCGGTGCACCATACTCATGCCGTTGACGTGACGTGCAGCCTGCCCAACGTTCTGGGTGACGTTGAACCAAGAGGCCTGACGGGTCAGGTCCAGGTTATCGTCGGCGTACGTATTCAACCAGCGGAAGCGCATCTCCTTCTGGATGTTGCCTCGCAGCACGGTGTCTAGACGAGCAGCCATATCCGGAGTCTTGATAGCTACGGCACCTTCCTTGAACCAAGGTTGGTCACGCATACTACGCAGCACTCTAGCCATACCGAACTCCTTCATAGCCAGAGCAGTATCAGTCAGCTGATACAACCCGGAGTTCTTAAGCATGGTAGCGTTCGCCATGTTCCCGGCTGCACGCAGCAAGTCCGGAAGCTGTCCAGCGTCAGCAGGTGCCCCACCCAGGATAAAGTCGATGGTGTCGTTGACAGTCTTCTCCCACTTAGCGGAATCCGCCAGTGCATGCTTAGACTCATCAATCATCTTAGCGAGCTGTCCCAGGTCCTGTACGCCTGCGTAGGCCATACCTACACGGCCGGACATACGGTTAGTGTACCCGTGCATAACCTTGGCTACGTCAGTATCCATCAGGTCCTGCATGCGCATGCTCTTACCATTCACCAGATACTCCTTGTCCATATTGAACCGAGTACGCTGGCGCAGGTTCCGCGCAGGGGATGTGCTACCGGATTCACGTACGTTACCAGCCAGGAAGCTCTGGATTGCAGACTCATCTACACCGGCGCTACGCATAGCCATAACGACCTCGTCGTTACCCATACCGTTAATCAGCTGCTTCCACATAGGGCCAGATTGCCCGGCACGGCCATTGTAGATACCGTCAACCATCTCCTTAGCAACGCGCTGTACTGTTTCGGATTCCATGCCGGGGTATACATCCCGCAGAGCGGAACGGAACAGGGCGCGGTAGTCGTCCAGAGTGTTACCCTGTGCGATACCTTGACGCATCTTGTCATAGCTGTACTGACGCGGGAAATAGTAGTCGGATTTAACCAACGCACCATCATCCACTAGACCGGCATTGAGCATATGCTCGTGCCACTTGCTAGCCCACCCGGACCTGCGGTATGCGTCTACCAGTGGGGCAATCTCTGCGTCAGGTACAGGCACAGGACGCCCGTTTACGTCAGCGCTATAAGCAGCATCCAGGTACTTGCCCAGGCGGTCTTCCAGTGCAGCCCGCTCAGCTCGGAACTTGCTCCTATGGAAGAAGCGCTCAGAGAAACCTACACCCCTATCCTTCAACGCGCCCAGGATAGCGTCTTCCACTACGCTGGCGCTAGCGTCCATCTCCAAAGTGAGGTTGCGCTTGAAGTCCACTACAGACGGGCGACGGCCACCTACGGCGGACGCGTCCGACACTAGTAGTTTAGCCAAGTCTTCATTGCCTTGAGCGATGTTGTCGTACAGGGCAAACATAGTAGCGAGCTTCTTCTTAGCGCCATCCAGCATAGCTTGGGCACCCTTAGCCTCGTTGAGGGTAGTGCTGCCCGCCAGGTCCTGGAAGGCCTCACTACGGAAGCTCTGAGCTTGGTCTGCATAATCCTTAGCTGTCCACTTAACGGCGTCCTCATACGCATCCAGGACATCCTCCAAGGCAGAACCTTTGGCCTTGATGCCCAGGGCATTCATGATGTACTCGCCCAGTTGGCGGAGCATGCTCTTACCGGTGGGGGATTGCGTCCGTGCCAGGTGCTCAACCCACTCCAGGCTGTCGCCTAAGCCTGCCAGCATCTCGTGTACATTACTTGCATAATACCGCATACGCGGCGTCAAGGTGGAGTCGGCTGCAATAACAGCACGCACTTCCTCCAGGCGCTTAGCAATCTCGGGGTTACTGTCAACGGCGCGCGCAGTGGCGGCGTGAATCAGTTCGTGCACGGCTACCTTGCTTGTATCCGCATCCATAGCGCGCAGAGCGTCCCCGGCTGTAGTCCAGGTGCTGCCATTAGCTCGCTTAGGCGCGCGCAGAGATATCTCTCCTCGCTTAGCTAAATCTTGTTGTGCATAAGTATAGCGGCTACGGTTTGCGGAGCCTGCTACCAGTTTAAAATCAATGTCATTTACAGCATCGCCCAACGTGTCCAGAATAGCCTTCTGGCCTGCTGTCAAGTGCCCAGACTTCTTCAAGAACTGAACTACGTGCTGTGCTTTCATGTTCACGGAGGCGGTATTGTTTCTAGATACTTGGATGCTTTCATCCAGTGTCTTAGTGAGAATTTCCTCCCCCTCTCCTACTCCGGTAACATTAGCATCCCTAGCTGTACGAGTTGTAGGCGCTTCTGGGTCGAACATAGGCTCACGCCCAGTACGAGCCTTAGCGGCAGCTTTAGCCGCCCTAGACATATCCCAGAGCTGGTCTAATCCGGCTACGCCTGCTACCAGTGCAGTTACCGCAGCAGACTGACCTAGTTGGTCCTGTGCATAGAATGCAGAGCCTACGTCAGCGGCGCGGATAGCAGTGCGTGCAGCTAAGCCAGCGCGCCCAGCAATACCGGCGGCGGACATCGGGGCCAGGATGAACGGGGAATCCCCTACCAACATACCCGCGAACCCGGCTACTGTGTTGTCAGCCATTAAGCGGTCACGGTCACGCTGCTCAAGCATCTGCTGCATGCGGTAGTTATAGTCCTCGACTGACACCGAGTCGTGCAGGTACTCAATCTCTTCCTGATTTGGGGCGTACAGCTTAGCCCGTGTATCGCTGCTCAGCGTCTGCTTGGCATTAAAGTTCTGGTCCCGGTCAAATGCGGGGGCAGAGGCCTTGCGGATAGCTGCGGCGATGATGCTGTTGCCCATACCCGATGCAAAGCTTTCCTCGGCTGTAGTAGCTGGGGTCTTGGCCTGCGCCAGTAAGGAGGCACGTTCCAGTGCATTTAAGCCGTTATCTCCGGCATCGTTCCAATCTACGCGCTCAGGCGCAGGTTTAAGTGTTGCGCCCTTAGCAGAATCCTTTTCCTGTGGATTCGGTTCTTGGTTCAGAAACTGAGCCATAATATCTCCTAAAAGAATTTTGATAAGGGGAGGCCCCGGAGGGCCTCTAGTTAGTGCGTTGCCTCAAAGAGCCAATCACGTAGGTTTTGTTCCAGGTACTTCTTACGCTCAGGTTGGGCCTGCTTGTACGCCGGGGTATTACGCAGCGCCTGCCAAGCCCTACCCTGGGCCTCAGATACAGGATACTGATACGCCCCCACCGGGGACTTAGCAGCCTTGCGCACCTGTGCCATTGCCTCTGCTACTGGGCCAGAGCTACCGTTACCGCCATGATAGTTCAGGTCCACCATAACCTTTAACGCCTCGTCGGAGGCATTCAAACCCTGCCCCTTGAGTTGCCTCTGCACGTTCGGAACGTACTGCTTCTCCATAGAGGATTTGAGGATACTGATACCGTCGTCAATGGTTACTTTCTGAGGAACTGGCATGCCAGAGTTAACGTGCAGACCAAAGCCTATGCTACCCTTGCCCTTGCCTTCTCGGAACCCTTCGAACTTCATAGTGGTGGCGAGGATGTCACTAAACAGCGATGGTTCCAGCCCAACCGCATTACGGCCATTGACCTGTACGCTGACAGCACGTCCGTTATCGTGGTCGTAGAAGGTAGCGGGACGTACACCCACTTGCTCGCTACCAATCTTCATCTCTCCAGCCAGTGCTGAATCATACGCAGCTTGTGCAGTAGACTGAACGTCGCGAAGGTTCACAGACATAGTCTGGAATGTGCCCTTCTTGTCGAACACGGTTACGGTCATGTTCTGACCTGCGTTGCCTGCTGTGGCGGCCTGCACCACTACACGTTCCATGTTGCTGGGGTCAGTGATAGCCTGTACTTGGTTTTGAATCTGCCGTTGCAGCGTAGCCTTGAACTGCTCCTGGTCGCCCTTGTAGTCGCCCATGATAGACTGCAGAGAGGTTCCGGCAGGCAGATACACGTGCCTCGGCGTACCAGCAATTTCCAGCTCTAGCTTACGGGCTTGGATGTTACCCTTGAGCATCGTGTTGATGTCCTCGGCATCTTTACCCACCAGAGCTTCTGGGTTGCGGCTGTACGTATAACGGTACTCCTCCTCCATAGCAGCGCGCGCTTCCTGGCGCTGCGCGTCGGCATCGCCAAAGAAACTGAACCAGTTGCTGGTACCGCTAGGGTCCACCATCTTGTCCGTGGGGTTACTTTGGATGTTGCTGTAGCGACCACTGGCCTTGTTACGCGCCTGGCGGCGCAGGTCATCCAAGATAGTGTTACTGGCGTTACTCGGGTTTTGTGCGATAGCTTTCTGCACTACCCCCTGCCACTCGGATGGGACCTCAGACAGCAGTGCCATCTTCCCTAAGTCCGTACTGGTGCTATAAGCCTGTGCCCACAAGTTGATGCTGCTGACGTTCTCACGGGAAACCTCGCCATCTTCACCGAGCTGGTCCAGCGTAGTCAGCGTACGTGCCATATCCGAAGACATGCGCTTGTGCGCCTCGTTGACGGCCCACGCATCCTTGCTGTTGCTTCCGTATGCCAGCAGCTGCAGGTTCCCTTCTGGGGTGTCCGGAAAGCTCTTGAGCAGCTCGTTGCGCGCCTTACCCAGGTCGCCCTTGTACATCCCAGCCAGAGTGGAGCTTGGCATATTCCCAGTAATCGCCGTGCGCAATGCCTGAGTGTCCGCTGCCTTCTCGCGAATGGTCTGGGCCTTGTTCCAGAACTCCATGCTGGTCCCAGCACTGAGCACGTCCGATGCCGACAGCTCAATGACACGACTACGAATACGCTGCATAGTCTGTTCCTGCTGCTCTGGGGTCTGCCCCTCAAGAGACTGGATTTCATCGGAGATTTCGAAACGGGCTTGGGTCTCAATCTGAGCACCGGCGCGCTTGAACTCCTGATACAGCGCCGCGTTGACGTCTACAGAGTTAACTCCGAGTTCCTTGGTAGCCAGCTCTTGCAGCTGGTTGATTACCAGCGGGTCCTGTGTCTGCTGCGCTACGCTGACCAGATACTGCTTGGCCCGGTCCAGCTTCTTGCTCTTGTCCAGGTGCTCGGCAGCCAGGATGCTGTCTAAGCCGGTCTTGATAGACATCTGCGCAGCGGCACCCTGCCCTGCTTGTAGGCGCTGATAGAACTCATCACTGGACGAGCTGAGACCACGGTCGAGGGCACGGTCAGCCTGGGCAAGGGCAAACGCAGCTCGACCTTTCTGGAAGGCTGTGTAGTTCGCCATACTGGTAGCACGGAGCTGCTGCAGTATGGTAGTAGCGGACTGCTTGGACATATCCGGTAGATACATACCGAGCTTGTCTGACATAGACTGGACGTGCTCTTGCTCCTGCTGCTGGAACTCCTCGTCAGTCAGCCCTGCCTCAGCAGCTTTCTTAGCCCGGGCGATACTGTCTGTGCGCCACTTGGCTAGAGAGTCGTACGCGGCGGCGGATACGTAGCCATCCCGGTAGGCTTCGCGTACGAAGATGTTCTGCTTCTGTACAGCCTCATCCTTGGAGGCCATTGCATCCACCGCACCCTGAGCATCCATAGCGCCGCGCACTGTGGCGGCCGCGGCATTCTCTTTGATTCCTTCCTCGAAGCCTACGCCGAAGTCCTGCACGAATCCGGACAGTGCAGCTAATCGGTTGGCCTTGCTTGCGTCTACTGCTACTTCACCGGCAGAAGAGGGTAGTTGTACCTCATTGGATTGGAGTTGTACCCCACCAATATTAAGCCCCTGCCGGGTGGGTTGAATTACAGGCATTTACTTCCCTCTCTATTTACCAGGTGTGAACCTTACTATCCCCCTTGCTGCCCCACAGGTCGTACAGAAACGAGTTCTGTGCTGTAGGCTCCACGCTGGGTGCGCTAGGTTCCGGTGTAGTTTCTGATAGCTTATTACCTACGTACTGTCCGAGCATCTGCCCGCCTACGCTGAGAGCCATGTTGAACATCTTGTCATAACCGCTCTCCATGTCCATATTCGCCAGGCCGGAATCAACGGTCTTATCCACCAGCATGCGGAAGCCCTCTTCCTGAGTTGCCTGCTGGTCCCGTACACTGGCCTCTTGGCGCCCTGCTACTGTGTTAACGGTGGCTACAGCGTCCTTAACCGACGCCCCCATAGTACCGGAAGACGCAGCCTGTAGGCCTACTTGACTCTGGGCCTGCAGCTTCTGCTGCTGGATGTTAAACAGCGACACCTCAGTCC